GGCTTGCCCATCTCCTTAGCTCTACGGATGGCGAAGCGGTTGCGCTCTGAGGCAGACTCAAACATATAAAACTCCATGTCTTTGCCTTTGCCAACACGCAACCAGTTCTCTCCATATCTCATAAGAGGGAAGTAAGGCTTAGCAACTTTGTCCGACTCAAATTGTTTCTTGAGCAGATCCATGAACTTGGTTTTTTCCTCATCGGAGATCCCCATCATTTCAATGCGTTTATTCAAAAGATCTTTATACGTTTCATATTGCTTAGCGTAGTAATCACGTACATCGATATAAATCTTGCGCCCCGGTTCACCAAGCTTTTCCCATAGATCATCCAAGGTATCTGACTGCGGCGTAGATGCAAGACGATCTTTACCGGGGATGCTTGGGTCTATGCCGTTAACTGTAGAGAGGTGCATGATGGTGGCAAGCAACTGACTTTGTTCACGGTCGTTGCGTTGAAGCTTAAGCCACGGCTTCATAACATCTTTCATCTCATCGACATACTGCTGGCGCTTGGCGTTGAACTTCCGACCAAGATCGACCACACGAGTAAGCGCAGGGATTTTGTCTTTAACAAGTTTTGCAAGTTGGCTAGGAGTAAATGCACCAAGAATATGTTTCCTAGCACCAGACATAGCACCTTCTGCAATAGCACCAGCAAGCTCTGCCTGACTAGATAGATCCATACCGTTAGCTATAGCTTGGTTCAGCGCAGATACAGATGGGCCTTGGCTACGAGGCGTATTGATTACGTCGTTAGCATATTTGACTTGCACATCGGCAGCGGTCTGTACGTCTTTTTTCTGGGAGAGTATTTCTATTTTAGCCTGCGCGTCGGCAACGGAAGGCTCCAGTGACAAGAGCGTATCTGTTACTTCAATAAGGTTAGCAAGCGCAGACTCATCGTTTTTACTAAGCCCAAGTAGCTGTCTAATCGTAGCTACAAAAGTGCTCATGACGCTTTGCGTTTTGCCAAACTGCACTGTGCTTAAGAACTGCTGAAAGTCCCCATCAGTCATACCGTAGGTTAAAAACTCATACACATTGGTTAGAGCTTTACCTTTGGTGAACTTTTGATCTAAGCTCTTTACAAATTCTTTGTATGGATGACCATTAGGAAGCTTAGCCGCATCATCGGCTGCGTCCCGTGCAGCCGCCATTAACCGTACTAATTTACGATACGCAAGCGCCCTTGGGTCTGCGCTTCTAGGGTCAGCTTTTACAATCTGCTCACCTTCGTAGATTTTTACCGCAGTCCCTGCATGTAGTAGCTCGTGCAAAACAGTCTGGTTATTTACGCCTTGCCCTACCCCTGACAGACCGCTCCCTGCTACAACAATCATATCGTTAGTGGGTATGAACACCCCTCTAGCTTTTAGTTTCTTGAAATTATCAATAAGCCCTTGCTTAGACTTGTTAGAGACAATTACGAATTTTATATTCCCTAACGCAGACACTAATTTTTGTGCCAAGGTGCGTTCAAACTTATTGCTCTTAGGATCTTTTGCAATAATCTGGGCAGCGTCTTTACCTGTCTTAGGCGCACCGGCTTCGATCTTTGGATTTAAGGCAGGGCTGGTTGACTGTAATTCCGTTTCTGAAATATCTGCCTGAGCAAGAGCACCAGGACCACCTTCTGGTTTTACGAACGTACGCTTCTTTACCTTAGTAGTAACGACAGGTGCAGGGCCAGTGGGAGCCTTGGGTGTGACTATGGGTTCTTCGCTAACAGCTTCTGTTTGCTCTACAGGCTTAGTCTCTTCTTTACGGCGTTCAGCTCGCGCTATGATGCCCTTTTTAATATTGCTAGGACCACGCTCAAAATTACTCATAGCGAGATCACGGATGCGAGTGTTTGCATACCTTGGATCAGTACCAAGGCGGTACAGCTCTTCCAAAACAGGGAGCACTCTCTTAGTTATATAGTCGTTAAGAGTTTCTGTTCTAGTTTCTGGATTACCAATGTTTGCAAACTGACCCTCAATACCTTTCATAAAAGTATCGTGGTACTGCTGCATGGAAGCTTTAGATTCGGGTCTTGGGCCAAGGAACAGATCCAACATCGTAGCCAAGCCGGGGCGGTCAGAACCTTTTAGCTTCTTAGTAGAAAGAATAATATTTTCAATTGCGTTAAGTTCCTCAGTACGCATCCCCGACTCAACAGCACGAGCTTCTTTTTCTTCCTCAGTCAGCTTAGGTTTCGGACCACGTTTAGGCGCAGGGCCAGTAGGCACAGCATCAGATCTAACTTTTAGAAACGCATCTTTTAAGTTAGTGCCAAGAACTTCTTCCTCACCATTTACACGCCTAACCCACTTAGGCTTACGCCCTTCACCTACATTCGTAATAGTAACGGTCTCTCCGTTTGAGAGCACAAGATCTTTTGTATTTTGGCCGTTTGTATTCTTGCCAGGATACTGATTAATAATTGTTACTTGAGGGGCTGCTGCTTTTGGTACACCGGCAGGTTTGGCTGCTGTGGCAAGTTTTGCCACTTTTGTTCCTTCAGCAGGCGCTGCTGCTCCTTCTTCTTTTGCTTGCTTGGTTTCAGTGGGCGTAGTGACACTGGGGATTTCCTTTGGGGGTTGAGTTTTTTCTTCTACTGCACCGGATGGTACTTCCTCTCCTCGTACAGTTGGTTCAGCAGGACGTGCAGGGCGTTCCACTCCACCGGCGACAGGTGGCTCAACTCCTCCGGTGGGTACTCCTCCGTCGGGTCGGCTAGGAATTGGAACGCTTTCTCCACCTCCTTGTTCGATAGCTTTAGCAGCATCTTCTGCCTCCTTTCCGGCTTTGGCTTGAATTTCTGCAAGTTCGGATAGAGCTTGGTCAGCCTCTTGGTCGTTTCGTTCCTCTTCCGCAGCCTGAGCAGCGGCTTTGATTTTGGCTTGATCAGGGGAATCTCCAGCAGCTATGTATTCGTCAGTAAGTTCATTAATTCTAGAAGTAAGCGCATCAACTTTAGTAGCAGCTTCCGCTACTTTTTGTTCTGGGGTTGCTTGCTCAGCTAGCTTCTCTTGTGCTGCTTGAGTAGCAGCAGTTAATACGTCACCAGCAGTAGCAGGTTCTTTAGCAAGCTCTTGAGTCCTAGCAGCAATGTCTTCTACATTTACCGCAGCGGCTTTCCCCTGAAGATCTTCTTTCTGTTTTGCTAGCTGCTCTGCATCAATCTTGGCTTGGAGCTGTTGTACTTCTTCATCGGTTGCCCCCCGACTACGGGCAATTTGCACAGCTTCTCTAACAGATAAAGTCCCACCTAATACACCACCAGCAAGAGCTTCAAGCGTACCAGCACCAACCACACCGCGCATCGTTGGCGTTTCAGCCAACGCTCTAATTCCTTCTGCTTCACCCGTGCGTTGCAATGCAATATTTTCAGCAAGTTTTTCTTGAGCGGCTTGAGCAAACTCCGGCGCAGCTTCTTTACCTGCTTCGGCAAGAACTTTTTTAGTCGCAGCGCCTGTACCTGTTTTAGCAACCGCAGCTTCTGCTGCTTCCTTAGCTGCTACATTAGTAACAATTTTCTTTGTAAGTGCATTGATAGCTTGCTTCTCGACCCCAGTGCGTCCAGCAATTGCGCCAAGACCAGCACCTGCAAGAATCATGTCTAAATTTTTACCGCCATACTCTTGCGCCTTTAGCGCAGTCTCTTCTGCTTTCTTCTCATCGACGCCAGCTTCTTGGAGTGCTTTTTTGGTTTCTTCGTAAATCGTACCTTTAACAGTACCAGCACCCATAGTTGCGCCAACACCAAGCGCAGTACCTGTAGCGACAAGAGCAGCAGGAACACTAGCAGGAGCACTTAATCCAGCTAATACAGTAGCAGCAATCGCAGGTGCAGCAGTACCTAAAGCAGAAGTAATTAAATCAACAGGAGCAACAGTAAATGCTTTTAGTCCTGCTTTTACATTTTCAAGAACACCTTTGTCTTCGGCTTCTTTCATGATCCTAGCAACTTCTTTAGAATCATTCTTAGACTGCGCCGACATCAAACCAGCTAGATAATCTTCAGCACCTTTAATTGTTTTTGAGGTTTCACTACCTGCACCAAAAGCATCCGCAATCATACGGACACCCTGTGTCGCTCCCTTAGCAATACTTAAAGGTACGTCAGCAACCTGACGGAATACTGATTCTTCTTCCTCTATCGGAGTTCGCCTAGTAACGGAGGGAGGGGCGGCACCAAACTTTTCCCACGGTTTACCCGATTGGGGGGTAGAAGCAAATCGTTCCCAAGGTCCAGACATTTCGCTTCCTTAAATCTTTTCCCAGTTTTCCTGCTTCGATGGATCTCCACCCTTAAATTTATACCCTTCCATAACAGTACCAACAGCCGGAGGAGTTTTTGTAGACGGTGTAGAACCACGCCCACCTTGACCTTTGAAAAGGCCCGCACCAAATTCGTTTTCCAGTTCAGTACGAACTTCAGTGGTTATAGCATCTCGTATATCTTTTTCAGTCGGTTTTCTTCCTAGCGCGGCTCCAATTTCTTTTCTATCTCTGTCTGTTACACGGTCTAAACGATCTTGAACCATTTTTTGGTAATCCGCAAAACTAGGTCTACCATCAGCGCCCGCACCACGACCACGATTGAATAAAAGATCCTTAGAAAATTCTGCTATTTCTTTATCTGACATACCAAGAGTTGCCCGCATGATCAATTTTTCTTGATCACTAGGTGGCCTATTTTCTCTTGCAAGTTTAGCTTGAAGTCTAAGGAGGTACTCTTGCCTTTGAGGTTCTTCAGTATATTTACGCACATCAAAAGCTTGTTTCTCTCTATCCAACGCCATTCTTTCCGCAGCTTCTTGTGCTCTTCTAGCTTCGCTACGTTCTCCTCTTTCTGCTTCAGCGACAGATGTAAGCGCACGGATACCTGTGTCTTCAACACCTTTTGCAACTTCAAATGCTTTAAGCTCTAGTGCCTGTTTCTCTTGGATTAATTTATCCGCAGCGGCACGTTGACCACGTTTTTCAGCAAGTGCAGCTTGAGCAGCTTTTTCTTCAGCCTCTGCAAGGTACTTAGATGCTGCCATGTCACGAGCTTGTTGTTCAGCACGAAGCTTCTGAGTACCGGGGACCATAGCAGATAAAGTCTCACCGAGCGTACGCTTTGGACCCCCCGCTGCCATCGCGCCAAGATAATCCATTAACTCAGGTTTTTGGCCCCGCAAAGCTTCAGCCATACGAGCTTCTCTACCAGACCTACCCTTCTCGTATTCTCCAAACTCCGCAGCCATTTCAGCAATACGCTGGTCTCTAAGCTCTTTTTGTTTAGCTTCCGAGAGCATAGTTCTATCACCACGCTCAGTAATACGGCGACGAGCGGCCATAATTTCTTGGAGGGGATCTAACTTACCTGTAGATGTACCTGTGGTTGAAGGAACTTCTTCTTCAACAGACTCGCTAATACGGTAAGGGGATTCCGCAGCATTCTCTGGGTCCATTTCGCCCCTATCGCCACCTTTCTTAAACCCAAGTACACCACCCCCACCGCTAAACACAATACCGCCATCCATCGCAGTAAACATATCAGGGCGCATCGGCAATGCGGCTATACCTTGTTCGCGTCCAGCAAGATCTTGTTCTTTTTTAGCCATGAGTGCGCCAAGTAGACCAAGCTGTTGTTCTTTTTGTTGTATCTGTTGCCCCATCGCAGCAAGCTGCTGAGCTTTCTGCTGTAATTCCATATCCTTCTGTTGAAAGATGGTTGGGCTGTTTGCAGGATTGTTTTGCATAGCTTGTTGGCGCTGAAAAGCTTGACGCTCGTTACCACGAGCCATCATCTCTTGCTGCGCCATCTGTGGCGTGACTTGCCCAGTGGGTTGTTGACCTCTAGCATATTCCTGAAGTCTTTGGTCAGGAAACCGGACAGGGTTTTGTAGCGCAGCCTGTGTCTGAGGCGGGGAGAAAGGAATCTGTGCCATGTTTTAACCCCCTAACCCACCAAGAAGTTGCGCTAAGTAAACGGAAGAAATACCACCCGATAATGCCTGAGACATGGGATCAATACCAGTAGGTGCCGCGTTATAAGGCAGTCCTTGCAGCATATTTCTCATAAACGTGAGGTTCTCATACGGATACTTTTCACCGCGCAAAAACTCGTTATAGTCAAACTGCTGCTGTTGCTGCCCAAGATCCGCCATTTGTTTGAGCGTTGCCAGATCAAGATAACCTTGCTGTTGCCCAAGATTGCCAAGAGCACTACCCGCTTGAATACTAGTTTGCAAACCTTTAAGCCCAAGCTCAGAACCAAACTGTCGAGATTGCTCAGCCAATTTCTGGGCTTCAAGAGCACGCTGTTGTTCAGTATTAAACTGCCCAAGACCAGACTCGTAAGCTTTCTGTAACCCTTGACCTTGGATAGTGCCAATCTGATTTAGCAGATTGCGTTGTAACTCAGACTCCATCAACCCTTGCCGAGAACCACCAAAAGCACCTGCTTGCGCTGCTTTTGCGCCGATTGCCTGATTTGCTATTTCAGCTTGGCGCTTAGCCTCTTTAATAGCGGGATCAACTGCACCTTGCATAAAAGGTGACATATAAGATGCTTGGACGTTGGTAATGTTCTGCCCACCATAAGTTGTGGGTTGCAGGTTAGGATTAGTTGGTACAGGTATTGAGGGCGCTGTTTGTTGATTAGCACTTCCATCAAATTGCCCTGTTCCACCTACAAGTTTATTTAAACCCCCACCTAAACTACCTAAACCCCCACCCATACCACCCATACCACCCATACCTGTACCTACAGGTTGAATAGCCCAAGGATTTTTTTCATAAAAATCTTTAGTACCTCCAACAAAAAATTCTCCACCCATATCGCCCATACCACCGGCCATATCTTGCATATTACGCATTTGGTTTTCTTGCTGGAGTTTGAAATCTCTTTGTGCTTGAGTTTCTGCCCCTCCTCGATACTGCATATCCCCTCGGTACATCATATCCCCAGAGTTGGGGTCATAATTTTGAGAGTTAGAAGCAGAACCAGAATTTAAGAAATTGCCATAGTTTGGTAACCCCGTACCAACCCCACCACCATCAGCAAAACCGGGAGGTTTTAGAGCAGCTTGATTTTTTAAATCTGCTGGAGAAAGTTGTGAAGCAAAATTAGGGTTAGCAAACGTACCTGTGGTGAACGAAGTAGGTTTATATTTCCCATAATCTAACGCACCAATACCAGCAGCCTGCGCTAAGTTTGAACCTTGTAAGAATTGCGCCGGGGTTGTTAAGTTGGCAATACCCGCACGAGCAGACTCAAGAAGGGGGGAGCTGCCTGTGTATTTCTGGAAAGGTACGTCGGCTTCAGCAGAAGCTCTTTCTAACATACGCTCAACATACGGTGCGTATGCGCCACGAAGTCCAGATTCACCAGAAATATCTACGCCCGTACCTTTGCGATCAGCACCCATATCGGTGCCGTAAGTAATTCCAGTGTTAAAAGTTGACCCCGCAGCGGCTTTACGTGCAGCTTCTTGGGCTTGTGCAGCAGCATCAATTCCGGCTTTCTGGCGATCAGCGGCAGCTTTATCAGCAGCTTGTTGTTTTTGTAATTCAGTTTGCGCTGCTGTAGCTGTTTCTTGACGCTGTTGCGCCAAGTCCATTAAATACTTCATGTCAGAAGTAGATTGCTGTTTACCCAACGCATCAGTAAACAAATTCCCAATTGCCGTAGGGTCGTAGCGTTTTAATAACTCGTTGTAAAAATCAGCTTTAGCGTTTGGGTCAGTGGACGTTGCCAAGCTTTGAACTTTGGCCGCATCGGTTAAATACCCCATATCCTTAGCAGTCGGAGCTTGCCCTGTAGCATCTTTAATAATATTTGCAGCGGTGGCTGCGTCAAAACCTTGATCAAGCAAATTGTTGTATACCTTAGCTTTATCCTGCACAGTACCTGATGCCACGTCTTGTACATCCGAAGCGGCTGCAAGATATTTAAGGTCTTCTGCTTTTTGTCCGGGCGCAACAGTATTAATCAGATCATTTAAAAACTGATTTGACTGAGTTGGGAAAAGTTCTTGTAGATCGTTATATAGCTCAGCCTTTTGCTGTACTGTAGCTTTTGGATCTTTAGTTAATTCTTGAACTTTAGCCGCACCCGTTAAATAATTCCAATCTGTATCCGTAACAGGTTTGCCCGTAACTTCGACAATAGCGTTTTTAATTTGGGTGTCGCTGTAATTATCATTTAGCTGATTATATAAAGTTGCTTTGTCAGCAACAGATTGGCTCCCAGCAATATTTGATATTGCTTCTTCAAGAGCTTGTTTACCTTCATAGATACCTGTATTAGACGCTGCTTGATCTAAAAAGTTGCTTAATCTATCTTTAGCTTCATACTGTTGCGCAACGCTATCGGATATTTGCTGCGCTTCTTGTACAGCGGCTTGCTGTTGTTCAGCAGTACCCTGCGACAAAATCCCTGGGCCTGTGGGTAATCCTGCATCAACAAGATCTTTAATATCACTTGCAGCTTCCCCCATTTTAGTGAGGTCATCTGCTGTAATACCTTTAGATATAAACCAAGCAAGTTTTTTCCCGCCTGTGTAATTTAACCAATCTGAGGGGAGTGCAGGGAATGCCATGATTACCTCGGCAAAAATTTAGCAGGGTTAATTTGTTTGCCCTGTTTGTGGTTACCTGTTCGGGCGGAACGAATCTGGTCCATCATTTCGTAAAGACGTTTCGCACCAGCGTTAGAGTTGCCATTACCGAGATGACTAACAACATCAGCAGGAATAACAAACTCGCCATCACTAAGCGCAGCAGGTCTTTTACCGTCGATATTTGCGGGGACTTTGTCTGCCATGCCATCTGAGTGTCCGTCGAGGTATCGTGGCGGTAGTGCACGTCCCCCTTGCGCCATATCCAATGACCCAATTCCACCTCCTTCGGCAGAATACTTAGTACCTTTAAACGCACTACGTGTTGCTGTTACAGGAGCATTTTTACCTAATGTAGCACCAGCAGCTTGTTTTTGGGCATCTTTTGCAGATTTATACGCAGCTAAAGCACCCAGCCCACCAAGTCCGGCTTGGAGAAGACCTTTGTTTGAGAGGAGTTTGTCAAGGAGTGATTGCCCTTTAGTTCCCCCCGTTTGTGTACCAAAAGGGTTGCCCAACATGATACCGCCGGGAGCAACATCAGCTTTAGCTTGATCTGAATACCCCGTCATCTCTTCAAGAGACATACCACCAAGGAGCGCACCTTTTAAATTCGCTAACTGTTCCGGCGTATATTGATCTCCATACTCTGCCACAAACTGACTATATAAAGTATCAACTTCGGGTAATGTTAAATCACCGTATAGATCAGTAAATTGAGGTAATGAGGGGCTTACAATACTCTCACCAAAATCCCAAGACTCCCCACTATCATCTCCACTATCATCACCACTTCCATATAAATAATTTCTTTTGTTGCTATCAGCCATCATCTACCTCCCGGCCTGCGCCGCGCTGCAATCATCGGTGCAGCAAATTGCATAAATTGATTAAATGCTTTTGGATCTACCCCAGCAGTCTGTAGCCCCTGCCCAATTCCGTAATTAATAGCCGCACCTTTTATGGCAGCAGCGGGATCAAACTTTCTACCTAGAACTTTTGCCGTTAATGCTTGTGTAGTTAAAGCTTTAGCCGGAGTTGCTAACGAACCAAGACCTTTAAACATATCAGGGGCGACTTTATTAACTCCCGCACCTATAACATCTGAAGCTAATGAAGATGTAGCGCCGGTTTTAAAACCTTTAGAAAACGGTTGGTCGGTTAGCGAGCCAATCCCCCCACTGAGAACCCCTGACACTAAAGCCTTAGCCCCAGCGTCGGCAGCAAAAGATGGAAGTCCTAAATTAGCTAACTGCCCTGCAATCCCACTACCTGCTGTATTAATCCCAAGCTCGCCAAGCGCAGCACCTGCTGCACCCGCAACACCAGCCGTTCCAGTAACCCCGCTAAGCAGTCCACCAACACCACCAAAAGGCATAGCAAGTAAAGACCCAACTTTTAACGCAGTAGCCACATTCTTAGCGTCAGGATGCTCGCCTTTATAATATTTTGGATCGCCAACAGGTATAAGTTTATCGCCCTGGGGGATGTAAGCTTGCGCCATGCGCTCGCGGCTTTCGCCTCCCGTTTTACCCCCCATGAACAGCACAACATTACCAGAGTTAAGTTCTTCTGGCGTAAGGGAATCTAGCTCTACTTCAACAGGATTACCTTTTTCATCTTTCTTGTACGCCTTGGTAAACGTGGATTTATGTCCTAGCTGCTCACCAAACTTTTCCCGCATCAGATCGCTAGCGGTCTTTGCTCTTTCTTCCTGCCCTACTACGTTACTTAATTCTTCCCCAGTACCATAAATATCAACGTTTTTCTTACCAAAATCCGTCAACCCAGCAAACGGATTAACCAACGCTTCCCCCGCAGTCCAGCCCGTGTCAGACTTTGCACCCTTGGGTGTAGCACCGTATTGCTTAGCCCGTGCAGCCAGATAGTCGTCTAAAGACCCCCCTTGTTGGGGCGCAGCAGCTTTTTGCTGTGCAACAAATTGCTGGAAGGCAGCTAGGGGGTTAGTGGTAGCCATCTTAAGTAGGTATAGAAGAAACGAACGCCATTGTTGCAATTACTGACGGAGTTTCGGGGCGTGTAGGCGAAGACGCAGCAGGAAAATGTTCTATGCTTACACCTAGATTATTAGTATGCCAGTATAGTTCAATATAGTCACCCGTATTTAGAGGCAAAAACAAGTTCAACGCAGCAATTAAATGCCCATCTACGCCACCATGACTATTTGGCACTGAAAACCTTGAGTTACTATTTGATAAGTTGGTTCCGTTAATAGCAGCCCATACGTCTACATCGTGTATCTGCGTATCTGAATTTTTGAACTGAATACTGAACTGTAAGTTATAAACACCAGGGTAAGTAACCGTCAGTTTAGAATTGCCTGCTAAATAGACGCTATCGGCAACATCAGTCACATCATAAGTAATTGCGTAAGCTGCCGTTGTACTAACCGCAATTTGATCCGAATCGCTTGACCAAGCACCAAACGGATTACTCATAAACCGGCCACCATCTGGCCCAAGCAAACTTCTCGTTATATTCTCAAGACGATTAAAGTAAAGTCTTAAGACATTTGAAAACTGATCGTGATACGCACGTTCGTAATTAGGCGGCGCAAGTGGCAGGCTAGGAGGGGCTGGATTATCTAATTTAAGAGTCATCGTCTGCCGTCCTGCCTGATGTCAATTCGTGGTGCACCAAGCTGCCATGTCGTACCAACACCATCTGACCCGATCTTCATAATCATCTGTCGCCCACGGATACGGGTGTAAACAATATTGGTGAACTGCTCAATCGTAACGGTGGATGTACGGGCAACAGATTTAGCCGCCTCGGTATTAAACCCAGACCCCGAACCGTTCATACCGTAAAGGGTCATCGTAACTTGGGGTGTTGTTGCTGTAGACCCATCAAATGTCAGATCCGGCACCATACGCCATACAAACCCAAAGTTTTGTCCGTCTTCAATATCAAACTCAGCAGACTCTATGTAAGCAGTAATTGGTAGCGTCGTGCCTGTTTCGTTATCGTCAACACCGTACTCGTGGTCAACAATGTTGTAGTTATATGTAGCAGCTTGTGGATAAGCGCGAATACCTGAATCGCTCCACGCCGTACGTGCCATCGTGCCGTAGTACCAAATATCTTCAGCGTAGTTGTACACCACATAGCGATCAACAGTCGTAGAATTAGCCGAACAGTAGAACCACCAAACCTCATTGAATCCTTCGTTTGTTCCAGCAAAGACTTGGAAGTTCTGGTACTTATTAATGTCGCTGAACACATACCGACGTAGATCGCAACGAAGTGTTTGCACCCTACCGTTGTACACATAGAACTTATCCACACCCATCCAGTAAGTTACCCCGGATGCAATTGCAGTGGCGTTAGGGCCGATGATGGACGTATTGTCCCCAAGAATTTGCGAACCCCAAACCAACGGCGGGCCGAGATATTGCAGAGAAAAAAGCGCAGAATCAGTCCACACCAACACTTCCTGCCTAGTTTGCTGCACTGCAATAATCTGCGAGCCGTGGGATAAGCGCAAGCTACCTGCTTGATTAAGCGGGGATGGCACCCAATCAACTAAAGATTCTTGGTTACCCCAACGAATGAGCATGGGGTCAGCAGTCGTACTGCCGTAGTCGGTTGTGCCAAATAGTAATAAGAACCTAGAAGCATCCGAAACCAGCATGCTGTATTGCACGGTAGGCACATCAACAAGCGTAGAGATACTTTGCGTTCCAGACTGACTGCCTGAAGTATTTATAGCCGAACCCGTTGCAGAGGTTGACAGGTTTGCAGTGACCCCATCAACATTAATTAAATAGTATGTTGTACCCGCAGTTAGCCCCGTTGGAAGTGCGCCAGTAGTAGCAAGCTTAATGGCTGTACCCTCAGCAAGCACGTTAGACAGCGTAATCACGCAAGGTGAAGCTATTGTTAGGGTAACAGTACCCCCAAGGCTGTTGAGTGCAACACCTCTTGTTGATAAGCCGTTAGTCGCATCCCAGTAATAAATACCAGCCGTGCGTGGACCAAAGACTAAGTCCTCCCCCCAGTTGCCAGCATTCCATATCCGCAGTGGGTCTGTAACCTGTGGCGTAACACCCCATGACCCACTACCCCAAGCACCTGCGCCCCATCCAACCAGAGGAACCTGAGCAACGCCCGGACCCGTATTAACTTGGAAAGCACCGACCGAAGACCCACCACCATTACCACTATCCGAGGCGTTTGAAGTGACAGGCGCACCCGTACCGGGATCTTTGGCCGTGATGGTAAAAGTATTTAATGTGGGTACAGAAGCAATTTGATATTGCTGATTAAGCACCGCTGCTGTGATGTTTCCACCCAGACTTACTGCACCGGAGAAGGTTACAAAATCCCCAGTGATTGCACCATGATTAGCCGATGTAACCGTGATGGTTGAGGAAAAGGGAGATACAGTAACCGCAGCAAAGGTCACTGATTGGGTTAAACGTATGGGGGTGATGTCGGAATAAGCACCACCTTGCTCAATGTAGTACTTTAGGTTGGTTCCTACACCAAGCAGGTTAGAGTTACTTAAAGTAACCCAGTTCCAAAGAGAACGGCAAATCCCTAAGTAAACGGCTTGCGATATTCTGCGCCACCCACCAATCTTCTCTGGTG